ATTATTATATTATAAAAATATTATTATAATATAATAAAATAATGAAAGAACAAATTATTAAATTTGAGAGAAGTAAAAAAAATAAAAAAAAATATACTGTTTATGTGAAAAATAAAAAAACAAAAAAAATAAGACAAATACATTTTGGAGCATCAGATTATCAACAATTTAAAGATAGAACGCCACTAAAATTATTCTCTCATAAAAATCATAATACAATTAAACGTATGAGAAATTATTACTTGCGCCATTCTGGTACAAAAAAAAAGAGAGATGCAATTAAAAAAGAAATAAAAAATGCAAAAGGATTTTATACACCAAAAATATTAAGTCATATTTATTTATGGTAAAAATTTTTCAAATAATTTTTTTACATAATTTTCTTGATAACTAATATGAAATTTTAAGACTTCATAATAATTATTCATTACAGATGAAATACTAAATAGCTCTCTCTGAATAGTATAAAAATTTTTACAATTATCTATATATTTATATAGATTGAAAATAGTTTCAATGGTTGTTTTATCATAAATAATATTATATTCTTTATTTAAATCGTGATTTTTTATAAAATTTTCCATCAATAATTCCATATACATTATTTTACCCAAACAAATATTAATTTTTCTCTCTTTTTTAATAATATCAATTATATATATTGATATATCTTCTGGAAAAATTCTATTGAGAATAGTTATCATTTATCATATATATTTAATATTTTATATATATGATAATATCAATTTTTTTTATAAGTATCATTCTTACTCTATTATAATTATAATACTTATTATCTTTGTTGTTTTTGTCTTATTTATTCTATACTGACGTACCTCTCACAATTCCAAATACTGGTATTCCTTCTACGGTAGTACTATTGGCATTACTATTGGCTCCTTCAACTACTGGTATTCCTTGTACGGCAGTACTAGTGGCAGTACTATCGAAACTAACTGATGTTTCTTGTGATATTTCCCCCATTTGCATACCCGTTTCCGTATCAGGTTCCATTTGAGTTCTTGTAGGATGTCCTGGATGGGGGGCTACTTGTTGGTTACTTCTTACTACTATTAATGAACGAGAGTTATTATAAACACATTTAAAACATTCTTTAAATTGTGTAAAAAAATTAAACCGAGCTAGCAAGTATAGAACTGTAATAATTAAATTATATATTATAACCCCATCGCTGTATTCCATGCAGTCATTAAAAAAATCAGAGAAGTCGTTAGTACCACCTAACTGTTTTTTAGTTTTTCTATTTTTTATTTTTTTATTTTTTGTTTTTTTATTTTTTGTTTTTTTATTTTTTATTTTTTTATTTTTTGTTTTTTTAGTTTTTGTTTTTTTATTTTTTGTTTTTTTATTTTTTGTTTTTTTATTTTTTGTACCACCCTTACCTTGTAATTGAACCTTTAATTCATCTATACGTTTTTCTAAAACTAGTTTTAATTCATCAGACAAATTTAATTTTTTTTTTATACTTTCAGAATCTATAGTTTGTTTATATTTTAAACTTTCTTCATTAGCCTTACCTATTAACTTATTTTTATAATCTTCTAATTCTTTATTGATAACAGCATAATTACTACCACCTGTTTTATATTTAAATGAATCTGTAATATCTGGTCGTTCTTCTTCTACCGACCCTGTTTCGTCATCAGATAGAGTAACTGGTTCAATTTTATCTGATGTTCCTTGTTCAATGGCTGATTCAGGAGATGCAGTAACTGGTTCAGTGATTAATTCAGAAGTTTCATCTGATGTTTGTTCTTCAATAAACTTTTTTATTTCATCGTATATATTACTTCCATAAAATAAAACATTTTTATTATAATTTTCATAGTTATTTTCTTCAATATATTTTGATATAAAAGTATTATAAGCTATATAATAATTTAATAATATTTTATTATAAATTAAATTTATCATACTTTCACATTTATCTCTATCTTCATCTTTTAAAATTTTTTCGGTAGTATCTAATAATAATTTATAATTGTCTATTTGTTCATGACACAAATTTTTTAACTTTTCAATTCCTTTATCTTGTTCAGTTTCTTCTGCCATTTCGGTTTTTGGCTCTGTATCACTAATTGTACTTTCAGTTATTTTATTTGTACGCAATTTTTCGATAATTTCACTTAATACTGGGTAACTATATAAATTTTTACCCATGGGCATACCAGTGGTTGGTGATAAAATATTTCCTTCATTATCATTAAAATATTTCTCAATTTCAACTCCATCATACATAAACCCATCTTCAGCAATACAAGGTTCTTCAGGTAATTTTCCTTGTGTAGATTTAAATATATTTTTAATGATTTCAAGTGTCTCTTCTTTGGATTTTTTATAAAAAATAGATTTTATATTTGTCCTTCCATACATAGAGTATAGTTTATTTCCTCCATAGTATAGTTTAGTTCCTCCCTCTGGGCTTATTTGATTATCATCTGAACAACAATGAAAACAATCAAGATATTTAGATAATAGCATAAGAGTATAAATTACTGAAGTAAATGCAAAAATTATTACACATGTTATATTTTTAGTTTGATCGGGAGGAAAAGGAGGAGGAAAAGAAGGAGGAGAAGAAGGAAAAGGAGGTGAAGGCGGAGGAGGGGATGGAGGCGGATATGGAGGCGGATATGGCGGCTTAATAGATTGACTATTAAATGCTGATGTAGCTGCTGATGTTATTAATTTAATATTAGTAAAAACCGGTGAAAGAGGCGATGAAGGTGATGGTGGTGGGTTTGGTGGTTGTAGTGGGTTTGGTGATAGTGGTGGGTTTGGTGGTGGAGGGCGAGGCGGATACAAGGGCGGCATCGGTGGCTCGGGTGATGGCGGTGGCGGTGGTGATGGTTCAGGTGAAAATGGGCTTGGTGGTGGTGGTGGTTGGGGTGGTGGTGGTGACGGTTCAGGAGGGGTAGGCTCTGGGGGTGGCGGTGGTGATGGTTCAGGTGATGGTGGTGGTGTGTTTGGTGATGGTGGTGCTTTTGGTGATGGCATTTCAGAGGTTGTGACTTGTGATAATGTTTGAGATGATGATGATGATGATGATGATGATTTTGACATTTCAGAGGTGGCGGCGACTTCTGATAAATCTGGTAAATCTGATAATATTCTACTAAATTTAGTTAACTCTAAGTTATATTTATTAGAATCTGAATCACGAATTGTTGTTAATAATTTTTTGGTTTTTTCAAATAAATCATCTGTAATCTTTGGACTATTCATATATTTTTATATATATTATATATATTTATGTAAATATATATTAATATTAAATTAATAAATCATTGTATGGTTGAGGTCCACAATAATTAAATTTATTATTATTAGTAATTGAAGAATAGCAACTAGAATTAATATTTACATTATTTTTTAATGTATTTTTTAGAGGATTAGATATAATAAGTTCATCATTTATAAATTTTAAATTACCAGATATATCTTTTTCAGATTTCATTTTTAATAACTCATTTTCATAAAAATTATTTATAAAACTTAAATATTTTGTTATTATACTTCTATCATTTGCAATTTTTACATCGTCTTTATTATTGTCTAAATCTAAATTATTTAATTTTTTCAATTCCATCTTAAAATCTTGGTAATTTGGATAAAGTCTTTGAGTATTATCAGATATTGTACTATAATTTGCACTTGGATCTACACTAAAAAAATCTGTTCTATTGTTTTTACTATAATATGTATTCATACATATATCTTCTCCTGTTATTCCATTAGATAAATCTGGATTATTCATATTTTTATTTTTTAAATCTCCAGAACAATTATAAAATTGTTCCGTATTAATCAAATAATTATTATTTATCAATTCACCATCTTTATCAACTGGATTATATTTTTTTAATCCATCTAAGTCATTTATAGAATTATTACAAAAATCAAATAATATTCCTTGCATATTAGTATCAAAAGTATTTTTAGTATTTGATTTCCAAAAATTATTTATATCAATATTATCAGCATTTAAATAAACATTTTTTTTATTTGTATTACAAATTTTTTTAATTTTAAAATATTCATCGTTAGATGTTATTTTTTTATATTTTAATCTATCATTATTAGAAAAATCAATTAGTATATTTTCTAATTCTAAACATTTACTATTAATAATATCAACTCTAGAAACATCTTTATATCTTATTGTATAATTGCTATAAAAACTATAATCATTCCCACAACAATTATATTTTGTATTTTTTCTCTCAGAATTTGATGAGAATAATGTATTTGCTGAACATTGTTCTTCCCATGGACAAAATTTATAACCAGTATCAATAGTATGTAAATTACTTATATCATAAACTTGTCCTCTTCCACCCAATATTTGATTATATGATATATCATAAATTTTTACACAATCTCTATTTGTAGGATATAATCTACAATCAGAACAATCTTTAATTATTTCAGAATTATCAAAATTTTCTTTATTTTTACAATTATAAAAAATATTATAAATTAAAATTATTAATAATACTAAAATTACTATAAAATAAAATATATAATCTTTTATTTTTTTTTTCATAAATAATATTATATTATACTAATAAAAAAATATTATTATTTATTATCTTAATAAATTATTATTATACTGATTATTTACTATAATAAACTTACAATTCTTAGATAATTCATCTATATTTTTAGAATTTGTATATGTACAAGTACTTCTTATACCACCTAAATAATTATTTATAGTATCATCTAATTTTCCCTTATATAATACTTTTATTTCTCTTCCCTCTGAACTTCTATAATGTTTATTATTATTTGCAGCATAATTATTATTCATTGCATATGTTGAACTCATTCCATAAAAAAATTTATAATTTTTACCATTTTCTTCAATTAAATCGCCGGGATTTTCATCATGACCAGAAAATTCACCACCAATCATTACAAAATCAGCTCCAGCACCAAATGCTTTACTACAATCTCCTGGACAAGTTATACCTCCGTCACTAATAATATATTTATTATGTTTTTTAGCAATATTTATACATTCTAAAATACATGAAAATTGAGGAACCCCAATACCTGTTTGAATTCTAGTTGTACATGCACTACCTCCACCTATACCACATTTAATAATATCTACACCACAATTTATTAAATCTTCGACTCCTTCTTTTGTACAAACATTTCCAGCAACTATAATATTATTTGAATAATTTTTTTTTACTTTTTTACAAAATTCTTTAAAATTTTCTATATAACCATTTGCAATATCTATTAAAATAAATTTACAATAAAAATTATCCAAAATCATCTTTAAATTTTCGTAATCCATATCACTTATTCCTGTTGAAATCATAAATAAATTTGGATCTAATTTATTATTTGAATTATCTTCATTAAATTTTTGTAAATCTTCTAATTTATGAAATTTATGTAGAGCTGTTATAATTTTATGTTTTGAAAGTGTTTTATAAATATCTAATGTTCCTATACTTGTCATATTGGCTGCTATAATTGGAACACCCTCCCAATTATTATTAGTAAAACTAATTTTTTTCTGAATATTTATTTCTGAACGACTATTAATTTCTGATGATTTTGGTAATATTAAAACATCTTTAAAATCATAAAATTTATTATTAGAGTAAAACATATAAATATCTATATTATCTTTTTAATTGTTTTTAAATTATTTTAATCAGTTATATTAATATACAATATATAATGACAGATAATTATCCGATATTTAGTGATGATTTAACAAGAAAACAGTTATCAAACGCAAAATGTTTTACTAATGATGATGCTGATTCTGATAATTTAGTAACCAAATCTAGTTCAACCGGAATACCTTCATGTAATAATACGGTAAGTGATGATACTAATTTCTTTGCTCAAGTTGATACAAGTGGTTGTTGTATTACTGATGATTTAATAGATAGATGTCCAGATGGTCATGATATAGGACTTGATTATTTCGAACAAGGTATGGATTCCTCAAGAAATGTTTGTCATAAACAACCGATTAGAAGTATATTTTCACTACATGATCATGGTCCATCAATAACAAAATTTTTTACATTTGCTTTTATATCAGTTTTAAGTTTAGCACTTGCTGCTTTAACCGGAAGTTGTTATCAGTTTTGGTTAATTTATGGTAAATCTATGGATTGTTTATATTATCAAAGCAATTGTGATAATATTAGTAGCGAAGGCGATAAAGCTTCAGTTATTGATTATGTATTTCCTTCAAATATTTTAAGACATCCATATCAACCGTGTCAGCCATGTAATTCTGTAGATGATAAATTTATGTTTGGTGGTAATAATGGTAAAACTTCAAAATTTGTTAGCAATTATGGTTATCACTATATAAATGGTACAAAATGTATAGTTTTAGATAATAAAAATAAAGATTGTACAAGAAGTTTTCCATATAATATACCAGATTTAGTAAAATCAAAAAATGGTGGATTTTTTACTGGTTTAATTAAAGTGTTTGGATTATCAATAATAATTCCTCTATTGTTTTATAGAAAAATTTTTAATGGAGCATTAAGTATGATATCAAGAAATTATTCAAAGAATTTAAAAGATATAAAAATAATAAATACTCTTGTATTTATTATACTTTCTGGATTAATAGGACCTTTATTATATGTATTAAAAGTACAAAATCCATTCGCTTTATTTTTTAGTGGACCATTTTCTTTTGCAACTGTTTTAACTGGATTATTTAGTGGCCCTTGGGTATCAATAATACTGCTTATATTATTAATAATATCATTTTTTAACCCAAGATTACTGTTAATGGGTGAACAACCAAGAAGTGAAGAAGAATTGAATAAAGCATTCTTTAGTAAGCAAGGTAAATTAGACTTTTTAAAGTACTATAAATATCCTATAGCCGATTTATTTTATTGGAGAGAAAATTATCCAAATATCAGTACTCCAAAACAATGGGCATTAAATATTTTAATGTGTCTAATACCACTTCCTTTATTCATTATCGGTACATTAGCAGCTATTTCTATTGGAATGACTTTTGTTAATATATTTTGGGTACTTCAATTGTTTTTCAGTTTATTTTATTATCCATTAAGCAATGGACTAGAACTTTTTGATATTTTGAAAAAACATAGCGATTTTTTAACAATATTCTTTTGTGTATTAGTATTTGCTTCAGCGAGCTCAGCATTTGAAAAACCAGATGGTACAAATCATATACGTGGAATTATGGGAGCAGTATTAGCTGTTATAATATTAATAAAAATTTTTTCAATGGCATCCTCATAAATAAATATATTAATTAATATATACTAATTAAAATATTTAAATACATAATTACTTATATTTTTATATGACAAAAAAAAAAAATAAAAAAGATTTACCATTTGTTAGTATATGTACTCCTACATTTAATAGAAGACCATTTTGGAATACAACAATAAAATGTTTTAATCATCAAACATATCCAAAAAATAAAATGGAATGGATTATTATTGATGACGGAACAGATAAAATTGAAGATTTAGTTTCAGATATTTCAAATGTTAAATATTTTAAGTATGATAAAAAAATGCCACTCGGTAAAAAAAGAAATATTATGCATGAAAAATCTAGCGGAGATATTATTGTTTATATGGATGATGACGATTATTATCCACCCGAAAGAGTATCTCATGCAGTAAATATGCTAGTATCACATCCTTCAGCTTTATGTGCGGGTGCAAGTGAAATTTATATATGGTTTAAACATATTCAAAAAATGTATCAATTTGGACCATATAATAAAAATCACGCAACGGCAGGAACATTTGCATTTAAGAGAGAATTATTGAAAGATCATAAATATGAGAATCATGCTGCTTTGGCAGAAGAAAAGGCATTTTTAAAAGATTATACAGTTCCGTTTGTACAATTAGAACCAAAGAAAACAATATTAGTATTTTCACATATTCATAATACTTTTGATAAAAAAAAACTTTTAGAAAATGGTGAAAATGATTATCAAAAAATTTCTGAAAAAACTGTTGATGATTTTGTAAAAGAAGAATCTATAAAAAAATTCTTTTTAGAAGATATTGATGAACTATTAAAAAATTATGAACCAGGAGATCCATCTAATAAACCAGATGTATTAAAACAAATTAAAGAAATTGAAGAAGAAAGAAAAAAAATGGTAAAAAATAATACAAATAATGGAAATGGAAAAATAATATTAAATCAAAATGGTAATCAAATTGAATTAAATAATGAGCAAATAGTTTCAATATTAAAAAATCAACAAGAAAATATTCAACAACTTCATAAAGTTATTGAATTAAAAAATAAAGAAATTGAATCTCTTAAAGAAAAATTACAAAATTTTTCGGATACTAATAATAAAATAAGTGAAATTAGAGATTTATTATTAAATAAATGATAATTATTATTTATTATATTATATATAATAATTATGATTTTAGAAAAATTATGTTTGCCATCCATTTTATACATAGGTTTTAGTTTAGTACAAATTATTATAGATATTTTTAATAATATTTATAACAAAGCAATAATAAAATTTTTTATAATGATTATTTTTTCTCTAATATTAAATATTTTATGTAAATCTGGTCTACAAGTAATAGCTTGGATAATTGTTTTAATTCCATTTATCTATTTAACTTTATTAAGTGTATTGGTATATTCTGTATTTGGAAAAAATAAAAAAACGAATCCAAATATTTCAGATGTATCAAATAATTTAGATTTATCTAACAATATATCAGTTTTATGTCCAGAAAATGAATCACCTGAAAGTTATTTTTTAAAAACTAAACAAAATTGTTATAAACCAGCCTCAAATATTGTAAATAAAATAAAAAGAATAGATAGAGATAAAAAAAGAATTGAGTTATATGATAAATTAGATAACTATTATAATTTGAATACAATAAATAATCAAAATAAATACGATTTATCAAATAATCCCATAAAATATAATTTAGTAAAAAAATTTTTAGATAAATCTTTGAACAGTAATTATGTTGATTTTATTTATAGTAAACAATTATTTAAATATATTATTCCAAAAGAATATATAAAATCTGATAAATTATTTAATGATAATTTATCTAATAATTATGATATTTTAATGAAGAATTATTATATTATAGATAGTAATAATTATATACCATGTCCTACTGATGAAAATTCTTCTTCTTTTTTTAAAAAAACTGGAAATAAATGCTATGAATTAAAAAAATAATACAAAATAAATATAAACACAATAAATTATTATTATTAATATATGAATAATAATAATTTATTGTTAGATGAATGGAATTTATGGCTTCATTCTCCTAATGATAGCGATTGGAGTATAAGTAGTTTTAAGAATATGTATACAATTAAAACTTTATTAGACCTTATTAAATTACAAGAAGGAATGCCTAGAGAAATTTATGAAAATTATATGATTTTTATTATGAAAAATAATATAAAACCAATTTGGGAAGATATAGAAAATAAAGAAGGTGGTTGTTTTTCTTATAAAATATTAAATTCAAATATTTATGATTATTCTAAAAAAATTATATATTATATATTGGGTAATACTATTTCAGATAATGAATTAATTTTGAATAATATAAATGGAATTTCTATTAGTCCAAAAAAACATTTTTGTATTTTTAAAATATGGATAAAAGATATTGCTGTTTTTAATTCTGAATTTAATATTGATATTATTTCAGATATTGAAATGACCGATATTTTTAATATTTATAGTAAATTAAATGTAGAAATTAATAAAATAATATATAAAAGTCACAAATTATTATATTAACATATAATATATTAATATATGAAATTTGATTTATATAATATATCTGAGATTGTAGGAAATCTTAGCATTTTTTTATTAATTATAAGTGGTAATTTTATTGGAGATATTTTCTCGAATGATTTGATAAAATTATTAAAAAACAATATTTTTATCAAACATTTGGCAGGATTTTTAATAATGTTATTTTTTGTTGGTTTTATTCAAAAAAATATATCTTTTAAAGATAAAATATTAAACAGCTTTATTCTTTATATTTTATACATTTTAATAATGAATAATCACATATACGGAATATTAATCACCGTTATTTGTATCTCATTATTATATATAAATAATCTTTATATTAAAGACTTAGAAAAATCATTATCAACTAACAAAGAAATATCTGATACAATTAATAATAATATTATATTATCAAAAAAAATAAATGTATATATATTAAGCTTTACAATATTTATAATATTTTTTGGAATATTATATAACTATAAAAAAAAATTAATCGCTCGACTTTGGTAAAGGAGCCAAACATAATTTTATTTCACCCAAAGAAGCTACATTATATTTAACTATTAATGGTTTATTATTATTTAAATATATTTCTATTTGATTGCATAAATTTGTACATTTTATAAAATAAATTAAATT